TAGCTTCATATGGATTGTTATTAGAGATTATAGCAAAAGAAGTTAATATGATTTCAGATGAATTGATTGGTAACTTAGGAGATGTTCATTTATATTCAAATCATATTGAACAGGCTAAAGAACAGATAAGTAGAGAACCGATGAAATTACCCAAGGTACTTATTAACAATGAATTTTGGAATCCAGAGGATAGTATGTTGAGTATAGAACAAGTAAAACACATAAAAGTAGGTGATTTTATAATAGAAAACTACCAATCACACCCAAAAATTAAAGCACCTTTATCTAATTAATAAATTATGAAAATAAGTGAAGAACAAGTTTTCCGCGAACTATACAAAAAGTATAGTATAAGCGGATTAATGGAAAAGGATAGGGAACTAGTTAGAGATGTTATTAAAATAATAGAAAAGCAATCTTGGCCAAAACATAATAATGACTATACCCCTATTGAGAGAATAGAGAGGTTAGAAGAAAGTGTTAAGAAGCTGTGGGGTTATACATACTAATAAACAAACATTTGGAAACCCCAATATAATTTCGTATATTTAGGTATAAGGATAATATAAAAACAACTAAGATTATGACACCACAAGACTACCAGTACTTAAGTGACACAAGAAAAAAAGCATTAAAAGTAATAAATTCATGTACCACAAAACAACAAGCTAGAAGTGCAAAGAACTACATACGTTTACTAATGATGCAGTATGGTAAAAGATTTAATTTATCGGAGTTATTTACATTAGATCCTCAGATTTATAAAATATGTAAAGATCTTACTTGGGAATTAGATAACAAAGTAAGAATGAAATTAACATCATTAAAAAGTTTATAATATAAATAAAGCTAAAATTAAAAATAATTGTACATAAAAACTTGGAGTACTACAATACAGTTCGTATATTAAAGTATAAATAAAAATAAAAGTTATAACTATGAAAAATTCATTAGCAGTAAAAGGTTTATCAATGTCTCAAGCACAATCAATCTCAAACTTGTGCAACCAACGTTCAAGAGATATAGCATCTCAATTAGGATGTATTAATAATGCCTCCAAAAATATAAATATTTCAGGAGAAACTTATACTGAAACTAAGGGCATTGCAGTTCCGTCCAATGTAGTAGAGTTACTAAAAGAAAAATCTAGGTTACATGCAACTCAAGCTTTTTTAATGGAAAATATTAAAGCTAAAGAACGGATGGTCAGAGAAATTCAATCAAAAGACTTTGAATTTAGTGTAGAACCTCCTAAAAAACCTACAAAATTTAGTAAAGAAATGCCTTCACCCCTAGGAGAAGAGTGGGCATTGCATCCATTAACTAAGGATGAATATAATGAATATTTAGAGGCAGAAGCGTATGCTTCACATATAGGTCAATTCATCCATAAAGGAGGTAAATTAGATAAATTAAGAACGGAATTACCTACTATTAAAACTTTAGAGTTTATAGAAATTGAAACAGGGAAAAAAACTCCTATAAAAATAAATGTTCACCATACATCTGAGGAATTATTAACTTTACATGAAGAATTAGCAGCTATTCATAGAGGGTATGAACAAAAAGTTAATTATTTTAAATCTAAAGTGAAAAACTTAGTTACAACTGAAAATGCTCGTATTTCAAAAGAAAGAGCAAATATCCAAGCTGAGATAAATGAATTAAATTCTAACCAAGATCTTGAGTACAAAAATGCTCTTGAAAAATACAACTCTGAGTACAAAAAATTATCCCAGGATTTTGAAACAAAACGTCAGGAAGAAATTAAATTTGCTGCTAATCTAAAAATAGAGGTAGCAGAAAGATTCCAACCAGTAGTTGACGAATTTTTAAAACAGTTAAAATAAAAGTGGTACTAGGGGGCTAAGCACAAGCCGATACCCCATAGTTTTACGTTGGGGGAGAGAAGTTTTGGTAAAATATATAAGATACAGATAAGCAATCTAAACATATAGAAAGACTTCAAGTCTTATTCAAACTACCGCTTCCACTACAAACAACCCAAAACTGAGATAGAACTCAAACCATATACAAGTTACTGAAATTTCATAGAGAAAGAGGAATCTTTACCACTAGACAGATAATTGGATATTAAAACGAGACTTAGTTTTTGACTTTGCCTTTGAGGTAGAGGAAGGTTTTTGACATTGATTTTGTATTTGACATAGTCTATATGCTTTATCTCCCCAACGACATAAAAATAAAAAGTTATGAAAGAACAACAACTCCCCGATGCAAGAAAACATCAAATTATCAGCTTTATAAAATCCGGAATTCGTATATTAGGTTACGGTTTTTTGTAGTATAGCTTGGATACTGCAGTTATTCTACTTATATTAAGCGAAGCAGTAGGAATTATAGAAGAGTTGGTGTAATCCTTGGGTTTCCATATATTTATAATCATGGAACACACCAAAATATACTATTTACATAGAGGAGATGATATCCCATTTTATGTTGGAAAATCAAGACGACATTTAGAACGATTAGAAAACCACAAACAAACATTTGGTTCTAATACTGAAATGAAGGTTATAAGTGAAGTTAAAGATTGGAGACGCTGGGAAAAGTATTATATTAAAAAATATATAAACCTAGGATATCAGTTAGAAAATAAAAATGAAGGTGGGGGTGGTGCTGATATTGTATCACAAGAAACAAGAAATAAAATATCAAACCATCCCACTCGAGGAAAACAAATAAGCAAAGCTAATAAAGGTAAAACTAGGTCTCATAAAGGGAAACCATTTAGTGAAGAACATAAAGCTAAAATTAAAGCTACTAGAGGACACCTTAAAGGTAGAGCAAATACTTGGCAAGCAAAACCTGCCCTCCAGTATGATTTAGATGGAAACTTTATAAGAGAATTTGGTTCCGTAACTGAGGCTTTGTATATTATGGAAAAGACAGGAGATGGAATTGGGGCTTGTTGTAGAGGTAATCAAAAAACAGCTTATGGTTATAAATGGGAATATAAACAATTAAATAAATAAATTATGAGTAAAATTTTATACTTCAGTTCTTTATGGTGCGCACCGTGTAGAGCATTAGGACCAACCATGGAACAAAGTGGTTTACCATACCAGAAGGTAGACGTAGATAACGACAATGGATTATCAGCAAAATATGGAATTAGAAATATTCCTACTTTAGTAAAAGTAGATGCCAATGGTAATGAAATTAGTAGACTAGCAGGTAACCAACCACTAGATAAAATTAAAAGCTGGTATAATGGGTAAATTTCAATCAAGTAAAGTATTTGACGGGTTCTCTACAGTATTTCGTCAATGGAAAGCAGAGACAACACACTGTTCTAAATTACATGGTTATGGGATCTCTTTTAAAGTATACTTTGAAGGTGATTTAGATGACAGAAACTGGGTTTGGGATTTTGGGGGCATGAAAAGAGCTAAAACATTAATCGATGGGAAATCTCCTAAAGAATATTTTGACTTTATGTTTGATCATACTTTAATTGTTGCTGAAGATGATCCTTATGCTAAAGCATTTGCACAAATGCACGATGCTGGAGTAGCACAAGTAAGATTCATACCAGCTACAGGAGCAGAAAAATTTGCAGAGTTTATATTTAATAAGGTTAATCCTTTCGTATTAGAAGAAACCGATGGGAGGGTTAGAGTTACTAAGGTTAAATTTATGGAACATGGAAAAAATGCAGCATATTACTGTGAATAAAAATAAAACAACAAAGGTGAAATAACCACATTAAAAAATTATGGAACATAAAAAATTAGGAAGAATTCAAGGGGAGGATAGAAATAACCCCAAAAAAACTGGTATATTAGAATTATATACTGCAGTACAAAGTGAAGGAAGTAGACAAGGGTATCCTACCATTGTATTAAGAACAACAGGATGTACTCATAGATGCTACTTCGGTGAAGGGGGGTGGTGTGACAGCTGGTATACTTCAATACACCCAGAAAAAGCTTCATATACATTTAACGACGTAGTTAATATGTATGAAAAGAACTCTCATATCAAAGAAATGATGCTTACCGGTGGTTCTCCCACAATGTGGCCTGCCCTAGTTAACGAATTAACAAATTTTGCACATGAAAATAATATATTTATTACTATTGAAACTGAAGGATCTCATTTCCTCTCCACAGACTATCCTATTAATTTGCTATCTATTAGTCCTAAGTTTGCTAATTCTATCCCAGTTATAGGAGCAAAAACACCCCAAGGTAAAGTTACGGATGAGAAAATGATAAAACAACATAATAAGTTTAGATTAAACTTAGATGCAATATCAGACTCTATTTTATACCATAGTGACTTTCACCTAAAACCTGTAATTGATAAGGATTTAAAAGTTCTACCTGAAGTTGAGAAGTTTATAAAGGATCTAGCAGAAGTATTACTTGAGAAAGGGTTTGGACAAAGTGAATGGGTTGAGGGTTTTGAAACATCTAAAGAAATAGAAGCATATTTAAAAGATAAGACATGGTTAATGCCTGCGGGTGATGACAGGCCTGCCTTATTCGAATCCTATCCAGTAGTAATGAATTTAGCAAGAGATAAGGGGTACAAGTTTACAGGCCGTGCACATATAATGGCCTTCTCTACTCAAAGAGAAGTGTAAGAATATATGGATAAGCAAGAAGCCCTTCGTATATTAGAAGAAATAGAAGAAAATATCAACATCTGTTGTGCCATAACAATGGAACCAGACGAGGTGTTAGTTTTAATTGATAAAATAAAAAGTTATATAAATGAACAAACGTAGAAAAATCCACGAAGAATTAGAAGTGGTACAAATGGGTTTCGCAAATGGTGTAGCACCTGGATTTCCACTTACAGAAAAAGAAAAACTATCTATGATTGATGATGCTGAAGTAGCATTTGGTCAATTTTTAGATGCTCTAAAATGTGATTGGAGAAATGATCCTAACTCAATGGAAACACCAAGACGTATTGCAAAAAAATATGTTTTGGAACAGTGGGCTGGTAGGTATAATTCCCCTCCCTCAATTACCTCTTTCCCGAGTGATTCTTATGATGGACTTATTACTGAGTGTAATATACCTTTAACTAGCATGTGTTCCCATCACCATGAATCTATTATAGGAAGAGTCCACATATCATATATACCAAGTAGTGAGGGAAGAGTAATAGGTTTATCAAAATTGAATAGATTAGTTGAGCATTTTGGGAGAAGGGGTGCTATTCAAGAACAACTTACTATGGCTATCCACCAAGCAGTGGATAAAGTATGTACTGGTAATCAAGGAGTAGCCGTCCAAATAGTAGCATCACACTCTTGTGTATCATGTCGCGGTACAAACCATCAGGGGGCTTCAATGGTTACAACTAAACTATCTGGGAATTTCTTTACAAAACCCGAGGTAAGAAATGAATTTTTTGATGCTATTAAATCTTCCCATATGTTAAAATAATATCTAAAATATGCTAAAAGTAGATAATAAAATATACCTAAGCTGGGATGATGTTAACGAATTAGTTGACAAATTATGTGAAAAAATAGTCACAGAAATACCTAACATAGATTCAGTATTTGGTCTAAAAAGAGGAGGTTTAATCCCTGCTGTAATGATATCCCATAAATTAGGTTTACCATGGTCCGATGTAATGTTACCTAATACTTTAGTAGTAGATGATATTTGTGACACTGGAGTAACGCTTTTAAACACAGTAGGTTGTTATACCGCCGTACTCCACTATAAACCTCATACCTCGCGTTATACACCGAGTATATGCGCAGTAACGCACGATGGTGATGAATGGTTAAATTACCCTTGGGAGATGAGTAATAGTGCACCTATCCAAGACTATCTAAAACCAGAAACCCCAAACCAAACATTTTTTTAACTAACTAAATTAAATAAATAAATATATGAATTATTGGCAAGTAGATGTAAAGTTAACAATTGAACATGAAAGTGGTAAAATCCAAAAAGTTACAGAAAAATATTTAGTAGAAGCAGTATCACCAACAGATGCAGAAGCTAAAGTATACAAAGACTTTGAAGGAGAAAGCAACTTCTCAGTTGAAAAAGTTGTAAAAACAAAAATTATTAAAATCATATAACTATGGGGGTAAAAAGCATGAGGGGTATCTCTCAAGAAAAAGAAGTATATTATTTAGCCAAAAAGGTAATGAGTAATGTTTCTTTTATTAGTAAAGAAGATATTGAGGTATTAAGGTATCTATCTACAAAAGGAGAGTACTCTGAATATGATATTAAATTAGTAAAAAAAGACTACGTACCTTTTGTTAATGAAGTAGAAATCTTTAATCAAACATTCGGTAAAATTAATAATTATGAACCAACTATCCCAGAAAAGAAAGAGTGGCAATTTGTTTACGACTTCATACTCGAGGAACTTGAAGAGTATAGAGAAGCTTGCGAAAATGGAGACATAGTGGAAGTTTTAGATGCCTTGTGCGACATTGCTTATGTTAGTTTGGGGAACGGAACTATGTTACATGGTCTTAAGGATAAGATATGGCCAGCATATCAAGAAGTACAAGCAAGCAATATGTCAAAGTCTTGCAAAACTGAAGAAGAAGCCATACTTACCGTCAGCCAAAGAAGTAAGGAACAAAATGAGGCCTGTCATTTTGAGAAGATTGAGGAAGGAAGGTATATTGTCTATAGGACAAGAGATTTAAAAGTTATGAAGAGTTGTTTTTATAAAAGACCAAACCTTAAACAATTTTTCACAGAAGAAGAAATTAATTCATGTAAAAAATAAATTTTTATAATATTTATTATCGATAACAAGATAGTAAGGTATATGACAAATATTTATTTAGTAGAAAATTGTTATGGGGACCCTAATAAGGTATATGTAGGTAAAACCAAAAACAGTAGATATTATGAACATAAACAAAAATATGGTAATAATATTCTTTATCACATAATAGATAAGGTGGATTCATTAGATTCTAGGGAATGGAAACCCCTAGAATCCTTTTGGATTAACCAATTTAGAGTTTGGGGTTTTGATGTCCTTAATAAAAATAATGGTGGTGGGGGTGCTGAGTTTTATTCCCAAGAATCTAAAGACAAAATATCTAAGGCTTTAAAAGGGAGAGTTAGATCTTATAGTTTTGGGGAAAAAATGAAGACTTCAATGTTAGGGAAGAATTTAGGTAAACGTCATAGTGAAGAAACAAAGAAAAAAATAAGTTTAGTTAAATTAGGAAAACCAAACCCCTCTAAAGGAACCCAAAGAGGCCCTTTAAGTGAAGATGAGAAAAAAAAGTTAAGAGTCCCTAAAAAGAATAAAGAAAATTATTCATATCCCAAAACCCAAAAATTTAAAGATAGTGTGTTAGGGAAAACAAAAAACCACCCTAAAAGTCGAAATAAAAATATTAGTAAGTCTTTAACAGGGTATAAACAAACTAAAGAACACATTGAAAAAAGATCTAAAGCTTTAAAGGGAAAACCTAATATTAAGAATCAAAAACCAAAACCTAAAGGCTTTGGTGAGAATATATCCAAGAAATTAAAGGGAAGAAAAAAACCTTCAATTTCAAAACCAATTCTCCAATATGACTTAAAAGGGAATTTTATAAGAGAATTTAGTTCTATAACTGAAGCTTGTTTAGTTGTGTTTAATGACATTAATAAAAACCCTAATATAGTTAACTGTTGTAAAGGTAGAATTAAAACTGCTTATGGGTTTATTTGGAAATATCAAATAAAAACTTAGGCTCCTTAAGGGAGCCTTCGTATATTTACACTAAATAAAAGTTATATAAATGTACAAGAAATGTTACACAGGCGATAAATTAAAACATTTAGGTCCCAATTGGGTAGAAATGCATCTTTGGGATGATGAAGAGGGGTATAATGTAATCCCCTACCACAACATAGCATACCAAGAATGTACTGAAGGAGAACAAACTTATACGGGGTTAAATGGTGAGCCTCTTAAACCAATATCTAAATGGTTTTTTTCTAAAAACCCAAACTATAGTTCTAAAAATACCCCAAACCTTCACTTCCATGATATGAAACCACATCAAAAATTTCTAGTTGAACGTTATGGAATTAATGATGAACCTTCTAAAGGACATAGGGAAATGTTTTTTGATATTGAGATTGAAATTGGGGGAGCTTTAACCGAAGAATATATTGAAAGCGCACCAATGCCGGTTACATCAATAGCATGGTGGGATAAACAAAAAGACCATTGGGCCATTCTTATTTTAGATAAGAAAAACCAACTTTTACACACTAAAACAGGAGAAAACAAAAATAAAGAAATAATCCCATGTTCCACTGAAAATGAACTTTTAGCTAAATTTGTTGAAGTTATTAGAGAAATAGACCCAGACATTTTAGTGGGTTATAATTGTGTTCCTAAAACTTCTAGAATTTGGGGTAAAAATGAAATCCTAGAAATTCAAAATGTAAATGAAGGAGATTCACTTTTTGGGGTATCTAACAGAGTACTTCGATATGTATCATCAAAAATGAAAGAACAAATCGAAATTAAATTAGATAATGGTAATATAATTAAATGTAGTAAAGACCACATTTTCCCAACTTACGAAAAAACTTCTAAATACCAATCACTAAACCCTCTCCTAAACTCTATATCAGATAAAACTGTGAGTGAAATGATGGAGATAGATAACTCTTTATACTTAGAAGTAATTAAAGGTAATAATCCTAATATTAACCAAAATATGGATATTATT